AGCAATATTTGGACCTAATTCGAGATATTATAACAGACGGAACAATGGAATGCGGTCGAAACGGAAATACAAAATGTATATTTGGGGCAGCCATGCATTTTTCTTTGGATAATGGAACAATTCCAATCCTTACAACCAAGCGCGTTGCCTGGAAAACTTGCTTGAAAGAGCTGCTTTGGTTTATAAGGGGTGACACAAATAATGAGCACCTTCAGTCGCAAAATGTAACAATTTGGAATGACAATGCATCTCGCGAATTTCTCGACAGCAGAGGGCTGACGCAACTACGCGAAAATGATTTAGGTCCAGTATACGGACATCAGTGGCGCCATTTCAACGCGAAATACACTACTTGTGATGAAAATTATGATGGCAAGGGTGTTGACCAGCTGGAATACATTATAAAGTGTTTGAAAGATCCGCAGCAACGCAGTTCTAGAAGAATGGTAATGTCGGCATGGAATCCATGTCAGTTGGACGAAATGGCGCTTCCCCCGTGTCACATTTTGGTGCAATTTAATGTGACTTCTGGAAATAAGCTGTCTTGCTGTATGTTTCAACGCAGCGGAGATGTAGCTTTGGGCGTTCCCTTTAATATTGCTTCATACAGTTTTTTGACGCATCTTTTAGCAAAACATTGTGACTTGGAAGCGCACGAGTTCATATATTATTTAGGCAATGCGCACATTTACGAAGAACATATGGATGGAGCAGCATTACAAACAACGCGAATCCCGTATAAGTTTTCAACCATAACCATCATGGAAAAGAGAGAAAATATTAATGACTATACATTAAATGACTTTGAAGTCCATGATTATAAACACCATGAAGTGATTAAAATGAAAATGGTGGCATAATAAGGGAAATATTTAGACAGTTTATTATTTTAATTATTTAATGATAATATAAAAATATAAAAAATATAAAAAATATAAAAAATATAAAAATATAAAAAATATAAAAAATAATTAATAATTAAATGGTTTACTGCGGAAACAATATAAAAATAAACTATTATTAAGAATTATATTAATTAAACCTATAATAATATAATTTATAAAAATGAGTAGTAACGCGGCACTATCTGCAGCAAGGCGTCGTAGGTCTAATCCGGTAGCGACCGCATCGACGACAAATATGCAGTCACATATTCCACCCGCAAATCGGATTCTTCAAAGAACGGGTCCTGGGGGTCAAATGGGTCAGCGTCCGACTCCGCCACAACTAAATCAGCGAATTCCGCCACAACAGCCACAACAGTCACAACAGTCACATCAGTCACATCAGCAGAAACAACAACAACAAATGCGCACACCATATCAACAACAAGGAAGGCCACTGATGGGTCGACCCCAATCTCCCTTACCACCTCTCCCGCCGCCGGTAAAAAATGCAGGTCCACTTTATGGAATTCCTGTTCATCCGCTCATAATGTTTAAAACGCACGACAATAAGTTAAGCGATCATGATCTTAGTATTGGTGACTGTTTGGACCAGCTGAAAGAAATGCACGATCGATTGGCGGTAATTGAAACCGTAAGGAGCGAAACGGGTGGTTCAGGAGAAGGAGAAGGAATAGGAACGGCAGCAGGAGATTTGAATGAGTTGATGAACGATGGTGTCTTTATTAATGGTATAGTAGATAATATAATGAACACAACCAATTTTGCGTCGATTATTGATAATATTATTCCTTTAAAAGAAGAAAATGAAATACTTAAACAACAAGTTAATGATTTGTTTGAAAAAATGCAACAATTAGAGGATCGTATAAGTTCAATTTGCGTTTCTAGGGAAACCACTTTGGTAGAACAGATACATAATATGGTTTCCATTGAAGTGGATGAAACGCTATGCGTAAAAAAATGCGACGATGTTGTTGCCGAAAAAAAAGAGGATAAAGAAGTTAGAAATCCCACTTCAATAGATGCTGCTTCAACAGATGCCACAATAGAAGAATGATATTTAAATACATCGCGTCAATATCAAACCAAATAATCATCTAATAATATATATATTATTTTATATATATTGTATATACTGTTAACAATTTGATAATAAAGGTAAATAAATAAAAATACATATAAAATGAATATTAATTTTGATAAAGTAAATGTTGACGAGTTACTGCAGAGTATTGAAAGTGACAAACTGCTATCAATATCAAAACTGTCGTATGATAAAATAAATACCATAAAATATAATGTGTTGACGCGCATTGGACTAGAAGATGACGACGACTTGGAATCTATACTTTTGAAATTATCTGATTATCGATATGTGGAAGAGCTTCAAGACATTCATCACGGCGCATTCATAAGATACATTCCTTTGATTGTCAAAAAAGGGGGCAAAAATAATTCTGACGAATCTAATGAACCTAATGAACCTAATGAAATCCAATTAAAACAGGGAGGATTTATTTGTGATATAAAGATTCTCGGATCCGGTGTGCAACTTCTTTGCAGAAATCATTTCAGAAAAATGTTTCAACTCAAATTGGACGAAGTGCTATTATTTCAAAAGCTTACAAAACAAGAAGAAATTATATTATCTGTATTTGACTATTTGAAAAAATAATTTATATTTATAATATATTTATATATTTATATATTATAAATATAAAAAATGAAACAAAATATTGCACTAGTGACTGGAGGGTTTTCAAGTGAATCGGTAGTTTCATATAAAAGTGCTGCAAATGTATATGAGCATATTGATCTGGAAAAATGGAATTGTCATATTATCGATATAAGCAAAAATGGATGGTTTTATAAAGATGAAAAAAATGAACAAGTCGAAGTAAACAAAAATAATTTTTCAATCATATTAAATAATCAAATAATAAAATTTGATTTAGTATTTATGTGTATACATGGAACGCCGGGTGAAGACGGAAAATTACAGGGGTATTTTGATTGTTTAAACATTCCATACACGTCATCTTCGTTTGTAAATTCTGCAATGATGTTAAATAAATACTACACGAGTACGATTGCATCACACAATGGAATTAATGTTTCAAAATCGTTAAGATTGTATAAAAACAAAGGAAACAATCATAATCATAAAGATAATATTTTGAATAAGTTGGCTTTACCTGTATTCGTTAAAGCAAATAATGGGGGCAGTAGTATAGGAGTTAGTAAAGTAATGCATGCAGACGAATTGTGTAGTGCACTAGAAATCGCATTCAAAGAAGATGACGAAGTTTTGGTTGAAGAATTTGTAGATGGAAGGGAATTTACGGTGGGAGTAATGAAATTAAAAACAGAAATATTAGTTCTTCCCATAACTGAAATTATTACTGGTAATGCTTTTTTTGATTTTAATGCCAAATATTATAACGAAAGTACGGAAGTAACACCTGCAAATATTACAAAAGAGATGTCGGATAAATTTATTAATGCATCCAAACATATTTATGAAACATTTGATTGCAAAGGCGTCATTAGAATAGATTACATTTATAGTAATATTTTAGATGCACCCGTTATGCTAGAGATAAATTCTATACCAGGACAGACAAAAAATAGTGTGATTCCTCAACAAGTATGTTCAATGGGCTGGAATTTAAAAGATTTTTATTCAATGATAATTGAGAATGCATTATGATGGTTATAATTATATAATCTAAAATAAAATAAGTAACTTGAATTAATTTATAAATTATAATTAAATTACGATTTTATTTGGAGTTTTTTTTAGATGCACTCTGCCCGGAGTATCTGTTGTCTCTACAAATTTGATTGGAATGTATTCTATCGTAACAGCATGTAACATTTTTATAGATTCTCTTGAATGCTGCTTGACAAGCATGGCGGTCCTGATAATTGCATCCTTGTCGTATTTTGTCGCGGTATTCTTTGATTTCTCAAACAAAACGCCGTGAGGACTTGAAAGCCCATTGCCGACATGAAACCATAGTGCATTTTGATTCATTCTTTTGGTTTTAGAAACAAGCTCTTGATTTTGATCCTGTGTATTACCGATGCATATAATGTATTTGTCATTGTATGTTTCAGTGTACATTCTTTGTAATGTTATAATGTTATATATATGATTATATTTATTTATTTTTTATAAATATATTCAATTTTTTATAAAAAAATTTAATTTGTTTTATTTAATTATTTTATTAACTTGTAAAAATTTATAAAATATTTTTACTTGTTGTTTTATGCAATGCATTAAATCGTTTTGATTTCGGAATAAAATATGCAGGTTTTCTGCACGTAAAACGGTGATACATTAGTTTCTTTTTTTTGAGGACGCTGTTTGCACAAACTCCGTTTGCCTTTGTTTCCTTAAATATGCTTTTTAATTTTTTAGTGCAATTACATATTTTTTTAATTAGCGCATCTTCTGCTTTTTTTTTTAAAGCCAGTAGTGAAATATTTACTGGAACATTTATTTTGTAATATTCTAGAATTTTTTTATAATCTGTATGCGTTAGTCGTATTTTTCTCTTCATTTTTTAACTATATGTTGTTATTAAATATTTATTATTTATTTAATATAGATTATTTATAAAATTAAATAATATTATTTTTATTTTAGAATACTTTAGTTGTAATTATAATATTATAATATTATTATAAACATATATTATATTATTGATATAATTTTTTAATAAATGTCAACATACTCAAGTTATAATTCGTATTTGGGTAATAAATCCTGCTGTAAAAATCAATGTTCAACGTGTACTACAGGTACTGGTCCGACGGGAGCAACGGGAGCAACGGGAGCAACGGGAGCAACGGGAGCAACGGGAGCAACGGGAGCAACGGGAGCAACGGGAGCAACGGGTGCAACGGGTGCAACAGGAGCAACGGGTGCAATCCAACCGACCCCAAATCTTCAACAGGTTTTAACTGCTGGGAACACCGGAACAGATACTAGTATTTTTTTAGTAAATAGTGTTGGACCAGTCACCAACACCATATCGTCTGCTGGAATGAGTAGTACCGACCAACTGGATTTAACTTCTACTACTGGAATGGAATTGACTTCTGGAACACAACTTAACATTACTTCTAATACTGCTGGGGTTGGAATAACGGCAGAAACCACACTCGGTCTTACTGCTAATACTGGTGCTATGTCTTTGACCTCTAATGACGGAATGACGATTACTACCTCTAATAATCCTATGACTTTTACTTGTAATAGTTCTAATATTTCTATGACTGCGAGTGATGATATTGGTTTGACCACGGCAACCGACGCTATAAGTTTAAGTGCTGGTTTGAATATTAATTTAAATGCCCTTAATGTTAATTCTTACAATTATGCTATGCCAATTTGCTTTGACCTTGTTGAAACATCAACAATATCATATAATAGTGGTTCGCAAACTATGGATTTAGTTTATACCGGGACATTTAATCTTCCTTATCAGTTTTTTAGTGATACGCCATTAGTTGCTTATACATCTACAAAGTGGAAAATTGATTTTCAAATTAACTGCTATAACTCATCTGGCGGACAAGGTGATAAAGGGTTCGCTTCTTATATTGACTTTCAAGACCAAGCGAGCGCTACTTATTCACCATTTTTATTTAACGCTACAACACCATTCGCAAGATTTTTTAATAGTTCAAATTATATTCAAACATCACCTTTCTTATTTTCTTGGGGTTGGAGCGACTATGTAGATTTTGCTGGATTAGTGGGAACTGGAAGTGGTAATTTGCCTTTATCCGTAAATCTGTATGTTGCTGGTGATAGTACTTTCAGTGGTGATTTTATATGGAAAGTTAGTTTAACGAGAACTAATAGAGTTTAAATAAAAATAAAAATAAAAAATGATAATAATGTTCATTTGCATTATTTAAATTATATCATCGCATAATCATAATAATTAATTCACTCTATCATGATAATAATATAATTGATTTTAATTATCATTAACGTAAATAACTTATCATAAATAAAACTATAAAAAATGTATAAAATATTTTCTTTGCATAAGATATACAATACAATACAATATTAAAATGTCGTTTTCGACACAGCTTATAAATAATAATAATAATATAACAAATAATAATAATAATAATATTAATATAGGAGGAAATATAGCAATGGGGAAATATGTAGTATTTGATGTGGATGAGACGCTGGGATATTTCTCGCAGCTCGGCGCATTTATGGATGCGCTTTCCTTTTATTACAAGGACTTTTCACGATCGCATTTCGAGAGATTTAATGAAATTCTGGATTTGTATCCTGAATTTATTAGAACAAATATCATTGATATTTTAAAATATATTAATAATAAAAAGAGTCAAGGGACATGCAGCGGCATATTTATTTATACAAATAATCAGGGTCCGCGTACGTGGGTGCAGCATATTGCGAAATATTTCGAATACAAAGTCGGGCAAGGACAACTATTCGAAAAAATAATTGCAGCATATAAAGTGAACGGAAAGGTTGTTGAACAAGGGCGAACAAGCCAGAATAAAACGTATGCCGATTTATTGCGAATTACGGGAATCTCTCCACAAGCGGAAGTTTGTTTTGTCGACGACCTGAATCATCCCGATATGCGTCACTCGAATGTTTTATATTTAAATGTGAAACCGTATGTGAAAACGCTATCCGTTAATGAAATGATTCGGCGTTATTTGGATAGTGGCGTTATCCCTTCTCATAATATAAAACGGTTTACGGATACTATGAACGAGAGATTAGGAAATATAAATAATAAAAATAATAATAATAATCCTGTTGAAAATATAAATTTACACGAATCCAACTATATTTCATTGAATACGCCGTCGCCAGATAATGTTTCAAAGGAAAATAAAGATACGAATGAAAAACTTTTCAATTACATTAAATTATTTTTAAAAAATAAACAATATAGTAAAAAGGGTATGAAGAATAATAGTCGTAACGATTCTCGAACTCGTCGTCATTATCGCGCCAAACATCATTTGAATGTAGGTATTAAAACAAGAAAATATAAAAAAAGTAATCGAAATTCGGATTCAAACCTCCATGATAGGAAAAAAACACGGAGAGTTGGGAGATTTATGCGCATCTAATTTATTTATTTACAATAATAATTAAATAAATATTTTGTATTAAATGTAATATTATTTAAATATATACTAGATACATACATAGTGAATTTATGCAAGATAAACGAGTCCCTCTTCTTCCCATCCCTAATAAAATAAACGAAAGTGAATTATTTACCAAATACAAATCATCTTATAAATCTGCATTTTTAGATATATCATTGTATACATTTTTATTTTCTTCATCATTTTATTTATTATGGTTGTTTAGAAGTACTTGGTTAAATGTGCTTACTATACCATTTATGGCTTTAATGAATGTCAAAACATTCATAATATTCCACGACTGCGGGCATGGTTCATACAGTCCAAATAAAACATTAAACTATATTATTGGGTCATTGTTGGGAGTATTTGTATTTACTCCGTTTTGTTGGAATTATCATCATTACAATCATCATTTAACAAATGGAAATATAAACAATAAATTAAACCATAAACATAACGAGACGATACTTCACAGTTTAATTGAATACAAAAAAATGAATTGGGTGATGCGTTTTATTTATAAGATTGTTAGAATGCCTTGTATTTATTATATGTTTGTTCAAATTGTATATTTTGGAATAATACAGAGAATGGAAGTATTAGTACATAAAGTAAATAAACGACACCCATTTAACCAATCGATTCAAAATATTTTATTTGATACACTATTTTCTAATTTAAGTTTACTATTACTTGTTTATTATTTATTAAAATTTGAAATGCTGGGTATTTATTTAATCAGTATGTATGGTTTTGCACTTATTGCAATGACCATTTTCCATTGTCAACATACATTTAATCCCCCGTATGTAGTACATAATGAAGATTGGAATGCAAAAAATAGTGGATTATTGGGGAGCTCTTTTATTCAAATACCTAAATATTTAAAATATTTTTTTAGCGGAATTGAATATCACCATATTCATCATATAAATTCAAAAATACCAGGATATAATTTACAAAAGTATCATGAAGAAGTTGTATCGAAAAGCAAGGTGTTTGATAATATTGTGAAATTGTCTATGACTGACTGTTATAATAATTTATGGTTGGTTTTGTATGATGAAACTAAAAAAAAATATATTACATGTAATGAGGCAGATGAAGAAATAAATAGAATAAAAAATAATTAGAATATTCAAACATATTATAAAACGCCAATTCATATATAAAGGTTGGCTTTTTATAAATCAAATTTAGACATGTGATATTATTCTA